TTGTTAATCTGCTAAGAGTATTCGCATTCATAAACAGCACCTGAGCACCGCCGTCAATCTTCTGGATCAACTGATTGAGCAGCTCAAGGAATTTCTGCTGTGCTGTTTTGGAGGTTGTATCATTACCAAGCGGTACGCTATGTCCATTGGTCGCAGCGGTTATCTTTTGTCCGGCAGGTACAATTGCTTTCAACCCGTTAAACTGAGTGCTGGACTGTACGCCATTGAAGAAATAATACTGAAATTGTTTACCGAGATTTTTTGCGAAGCTCATCAGCTCTCTTGCTCTTACGCTTGCAACATCCAAACCTCTTCTTTCGTGTGCTCGGTCAACCTGCACTTTGTCACCAAGTATTTTCAGGGTAGGATTAGCGAACGCTGGTGAAATAACATTAGCAGGGTAATCGGCATCCAGTGCGCGGAACTGACCTCCGCTGGCAGTTGCCGCTTTGCGCGCATAATCGGCATTGCCTACTATCGGATAAAATTCTGCAAACTCGAGTACAGTTGCTCTCGAAATCATCTGAGCAACTACCTGCTGTGTTAAGGTATCGTTAGCTGAAATTTGTTGAAGTTTCATTTTAACCTCTATTGTTAATTTTTAATTGTTAATTCTTAATTGCCTGCCGCCTATTGCCTACTGCCTACTGTCTACTGCCCGCCACCCATCTGCTTTCTGATCTCTTCTGCCACAATCTTACTTGTCGGCTCATCACTCTTTCCGCTTTGCTCTTTTCTCTTCGCCTTATGCTCACCAAGCTCAATGAGATTTGGCATAGTCTCGATAAACTCAAGTAATATCCTGGTGGGCTGAGTTTTAACCCCTTCCGAGAATTCATAAACTGGGGTAAGGGACAGCACCTCATAAATTTTGGTAATTGTATCTTTCATCTTTGGAAGCAGTTTACCGTCTGAGATTGCTTTATCAATTTTTTCTGAGAATTCTTTTAATTGGGAATCCCGTTTTTGCTGCTCTAACTGTTTTTCAAGCGTATTTTTTTCAATCAGTATCTGAGCATATTTGTTCTGTAGCTCTTCAAACTCTCTTTCCTTTGATTGCATTTGTTTTAACTGATCTTCATATTGTTTCAGTTGTTGCTCCATCCCTTTAACTTTAACATCATCATCTTGTCGGGACTCTTCCAGGTCCGTGGTTTCTTCGGTTTCAATTGTGGAAAGAGTTTCCCCTTCCTTAAATTCAACATCAGGCAATCCTTTTACCGCCGGCGGCTGTGCACCAAGGAAACCAACATGTCGTAATGTTCCATCCGGATAAAGACTGATTGAACGCTTTTTGAAAAGCCCTTTATTAACCATTTCAACAAATTCCTGAGCAAGCTGGGAGGGAAGAGCGTAAAGTGTATCACCAACTCTCTTCAGTTTTTCAATCCAGCCAAATGCAGGTGCATTTGTTTTGGGATGTCCAATGACAATTGGAGCTTCGTGCTTTGTTTTGTCATAACTCTCAATGATTTTATCAAGATCATTCTCGGTCCATTCTCTTTCATTGCCGTTACTGTCCGTGTGTTTACCTGTTTTGAATATCGCAAACCATTTATTCATTGCTGCCTCTTGCTTGGTTAAGAAATATGATTTATTTTTGTGTCAAAATTATCCCAATCATATCCCCACCTAAATTGCACCGTTCAAAATAAATGCAGAGGCACGAATTATATTTTTGTAAAAAAACTTCGGAGATTTATTTATGGAATTGACCCCCGATCTGCTTAAGGTGCTCGCAAACGGCGGTATTGCAATTATAATTTTTGTTATTTGGTTTGTTACTTACAAGACTCAATCTAAAGACTATGCCGCACTTGTCGAAAGATTATTTAAACAAATAGAGCAGGACCTTAAGTACAAAGAACTTCTCATCGGAATACTTACCAGGCTCGAAACAAAAATGGATATACACGAGAGGAGAAACAGAAATGAGTAGCAATGAATTGCTTATAGCCAAAGGTCGCCTCGCAGAATTAAATGAGCGTTATAAAGAATTCGAGATGAAAGCTGAATCTCTGTTAATTCAACTTAGAGAGATTCTTAACCCGTTTTCAGAATTTCTTGATATTGATCTTGAGAAAGCTCTTTTATTAACAAAAGAATTCCGCTCTCTGCAACTCAATGCTCGGGAATGCTTGGCTCAGATTGATAGGATTAAAGAGACTTACAATTTATAGAGTAAGAGTAAGATTAAGAGTAAGAGGAAGAAATGAAAAATGCAGCGTTATATGAAGAAGCAAAACGGTTATATGTTATCGAAGGATTTTCAATTGATGCAATTGTTGAACTGCTGAAAGATAAGGTTAGCCGTAAAACTCTCTATAACTGGAAAACTGCCAATAACTGGGACGATCAGCGGAAGGCTTATCAAAAAGAAGATGAAGATTTGCAAAAAGAAATCCGTGAGATTGCACGGATTGCAATTAAAGAAGCCAAAGCTAATCCAACTCCGCACAATATTTATGCTGTTGTAAAAGCTTTAAGTGCCTTAAAACTTATGCAGGGCATTGAATTGGTTGAAGATGAAAAGGGTGAACAAATAACAGGAATTAAAAAAGAAACTATTGAACTGATTAAAAAAGAGATGCTCGGACTTGGTTAAAAAAAAATTAAATACTCAGCCAACTTCTGAAATCGATAATCAATCTTATTTTCTGCCTTATCAAATAGATTGGCTAAATGACACCGGTCAGATAAAGGTTTGGGAAAAATCCAGGCGAATCGGTGCAACTTATGTTCAGGCGTTTGAAGATGTCAACGATGTTGTGCTTGGCAATGTTCCTGCCGTATGGTTTTCTTCTGCAGATGAATCTGCGGCAAAAGAATATATCCTTTACTGTGCTCAATGGGCTAAACTGTTTGACAAAGGGGCAAGAGACTTAGGCGAACAAGTCCTTGAATCTGACAAATCAATAAAGACTTTTACAATTGAATTTACTAACGGCAGAAGAATTAACGCTCTTTCTTCTAATCCTAAAGCATTCCGTTCTAAAGGCGGTAAAGTAGTCCTCGATGAATTTGCATTTCACAATGATGCTGTTGCTTTATGGAAAGCAGCTAAACCCGTAATCACTTGGGGTTTTCCATTACGAATTTTATCGACCCACAAAGGCAAACAAAGTTTATTTTACAAGTTTGTTGAATCAATTAAATCAGGCAAACTCAACTGGTCTTTACATACAACTACAATCTTTGATGCAGTAGAACAAGGATTAGTTGATAAAATCTATAAACGCAAAACAACTAAAGAAGAAAGAGAAGCCTGGCTACAAGAGCAGGAAGAAAATTCATTTGACCGCACAACCTGGCTCGAAGAATACTGCTGCACACCGGTTGATGAAGCAACTGCATTTCTATCTTACGAACAAATCTTCTCAATCGAACGTGAAGGAATTTTAGATAATGTAGGGGAAGGGCTTGCCCTTCCTGGAAAAAACATTTACATCGGTGTTGATATTGGCAGAAAGAAAGACTTAACAGTCCTCTGGATTGCCGAAGAAGTTGAAAAGTTTCTCTTTACTCGCAAAGTAATCGAACTTGAACGAACTCCATTCAAAGCTCAGAAGGAAATTTTATTTACTTACTTGAGCTTACCAGGATTCCGGAGAGCTTGTATTGATGCCACGGGTCTCGGTATGCAACTCGCCGAAGAAGCTCAAGATAAATTCGGAAGATATAGAGTTGAGCCAATCACATTTACAGGTAAGACAAAAGAAGAACTTGCTTACAACTTATTGCGTATGGTAGAAGACCGACAAATTTTTATCCCGCCAGATAAAAATATTCGTGAAGACTTACACAGCGTTCGCAAAATTACAACTGCAAGCAATAACATAAGATTTGATGTGCAGCAATCTGAAGTAAGCGGACACGCAGATAGATTTTGGGCTTTAGCACTCTGCTGCTATGCAGCAAAAAGTAACGCCGGAGTAACATTTGCTAAATCAAAAGGCAAGCGTGAATCATACAAGTTAGTCGAAAATTTTTAATATTGCCGTTGCCTTCAGGCAACGGATCATTATGAGGTAAATATGGACACAAAAACTTTAGCTCAGGAAATTCCGTTACAATATTTGTTGCAATTGAGAAAAATTACTGTGGAAGCTGTTGCGGAAAGGGGAATTGATGTTCAACAATATAAGAAAGAAGTTGCTCCCCTAATTCAAAAGATGAAGAATTATCTAAAAAATTATCAGGAAAGGTTAATTCATCAAAAAGCGTGAAGAACATTATGAATACAAAAAACTTAACACAGGAAATTGCAACCAGGCAAAACTTCGATAAGATTGTAACCTACTGGAATATGCTTCCAGACCCAGACCCAATCTTGCGTAAAATCGGGAAAGATATTACAACTTATCGTGAGCTGATGACAGATCCACATTTATTCTCAACAATTCAACAGCGTAAAGCAGGTGTTCTGTCACTAAACTGGGAACTTCAGCAGCAGGAATCGGCACAAAATGAATTTGACTTGATAAACAATATTCTTATAAACATAAATCTCGAAAATTTTATTGATCAAATACTCAACACTCCATTATTTGGTTTTACTGTATTCGAAATAATCTGGAAAAAAGAAGGAAATTATTTAATCCCGGATAGGATTGATGAAAAACCTCAGGAATGGTTCTTCTTTGATCAATACAATAATCTTAATTACAAAAAAAATTTTAATGCCAATCTTGGCACTAATGAGGGTGAAATTGTTAATCCTCTTAAATTTGTCCTGGTGCAGCATAAACCAACATATCAAAATCCTTATGGCGAGCGTGTACTAAGCCGTTGCTTCTGGCCAGTTACATTCAAACGTGGCGGATTAAAATTCTGGATTACATTCACAGAAAAATATGGCAATCCATTTTTGGTTGGGAAGCTCCCTCGTGGCTCTGCTCAACAAGATATTGATAATCTTTTAACCTCGCTTGAAAATATGGTTCAGGATGCAGTTGCTGTTATTCCGGATGATAGTTCGATTGATTTAAAAGAAGCACAACGATCCAGTTCCGTTGAAGTTTTCAAAGAATTGATGAATTTCCAAAATTCTGAAATCAGCAAAGCAATTCTTACTCAAACACTTACAACAGAAGTTCAAGACACTGGCACTTATGCAGCTTCAAAAACAATGGGCGACATGCTCGCTAAAGTTCAACAAGCCGACCAACGACTTGTTGAAAGGGCAATAAATAAAATCATAGATTTAATTTACCAGGTTAATTTCAATTCAATTAATAAACCAAAATTTATTCTTTATGCAGATGAAGATGTTGATAAACTACTCGCAGAAAGAGATCAAATATTAGTCAATACAGGCATTAAATTCACCAAAGATTATTATATCAGAAATTATAATTTATTGCCTGAAGATTTTGATATTACAGAAAAACCTGTTAACCCCGAATTTGCAGAAAAGAACAATGTAGGCACAAAGATTGCTTTGCCCGATGAAAAAAAATTAACCGATGAAATTATCAATCAACTTCCGGACAAGCTTCTTCAACTACAAATCGAAAGCACCTTAAAGCCTGTTTTATCACTCATCGAAAATGGTGAAACTTACGAAACTATTATGGAACAGCTTGCCAAAACTTATCCGGCAATGTCAACAAATCAACTTGAAGAATTGCTAACCAAGTTATTATTCATCAGCGAAATCACCGGCAGAAACTCAGTGTCATCCTGAGCTTGTCGAAGGATGACGGAGGAAATATGCCAGAAAACATTGACATAAAGCTTTTAATAGGACTTAAGCCGGAACAGATTATCAATTATCTCAAACGCAAAGGATATAAGATAAGCTGGAACTGGCAGGACACCTGGAAAGAAGCCCACACAAAAGCCTTTACAGTTGCCAAAGCAATGAAGCTTGATATACTTTCCGATATTCGCAACGAACTTCAGAAAGCGATTGACAATGGTTTAACTTATCAACAATTCAAAGAAAACTTAAAGCCAATTCTAAAAGCAAAAGGCTGGTGGGGAAAGGTTAAAGCTAAAGATGTTCCTTCTGATTTTCCACTACCAGAAGATGTTGACCCGGAGAAAGAAGTATTACTCGGCTCGCCCTGGCGTCTAAAAACAATCTACCGCACAAACATTGATGTTGCTTATGCAAGCGGGCATTACAAAGCGATGATGGATAATATCGCAGACCGCCCTTACTGGATGTATAACGCAGTGCTGGATAGCAACACAAGACCATCTCACCGTGCATTACACGGCAAAGTTTTCCGTGCTGATGATCCTATTTGGGATAAAATTTATCCGCCAAATGATTGGGGATGCAGATGCACAGTAATTCCTTTGGATGAAGATGATCTCAAAGAAATGAATCTTAAAGTAACCAAAGGTAATGATGAATTAGTCGATAAACTTAAACCAGGCAAAGGCTGGGATTATAACCCTGGTAAATCCGCACTTGAGTTTGATCAGACTTTCGGAGGAAATTTCAAACTTAATGATAATCAGCCGACTTATAAAGATTTCGGAAAACCATCAGTAAAAGATGTAAAACAGAGAACCCCGTCTCCGGATAAATTCCCATCCATTAAAGAAATTGGTGAAGAAAAATTTATTGAGCTACTTAAGAAAGAATTTAATCTTGAAA